GGCCATACATACACGCTAGGGAGTCCCGAATAAAATAGCCGTCTACTAGCCAGTCGGTTTTCTTATGAGGGTCTACCGTGCCTAGCCGCTGTATTTGAACCCCTTTAACACGGGCCGCCACCGATTGCCCGGTAACTTGAGCTAGCACCGCTTCGGTACCGTCACTTATAAACAGGTCGTTAAAGTCGGTACCAGTGCTGGTTGTGAATTCTGGAACCCTAACCAATGCGTTGCCAACTTTAGACGACGCCCGTTTAGCCATAACTACGCCGGGGTTTTTACCGACGCGCTGTTGGGTTTCCCGATCATTATCGGCGGCAAATATCAACTTAATGTCGGGGTTATGCTCTCTGATAGCCTTCGCCACCGGTAACAAGTTGCCGGTATTAAAGGCGACTAACACCGCTTGGCCGCCGGTTGCCTCGTAAATTGTCGCCGCCGTAGCGTAGCCTTCGGCTATATAGGTAGGGTTTGTTAGCTGGCTACCCAGTAAGTGATAACACCCTGTCACCTGGCCGCCGTATGAAAACTTTTTATTGCTGTTGGCATAAACCCGCTGCACGTTGCGAAGCTCACCGGCGTTATTAACCATTGGCACCAATAGCGCCCCATCGGTATCTGAAAATACGCCGTGTGCCTGTACCTTTTTTTTAGTTAAATAGGGGTGAATGTCGATAAATTCTTTATGCGCTAACAAGCCCACCGCTTTTTTAGCCGCCGCATCCTGCATTTGTTGTTTTTCGGCTTCGGCCTCAGCCTTTTGCTCGGCTACGCGCTTTTCATAATGCGCCCATTGTTCCGCGCTAACATCATATTTGGCTTTATTACTCCATACCTGACGATCATCGCTATAGCGCCAATCGCCAAACACGCCACCTGCGATTCCGCTAACAGGGTCAACGCCGAAGAATAGATACCACCCGGTCTTTTTGCCCGGCGCATTTCTATGATTAACCCTGACGACCCTGCCGGTTTGAATGGTGCCCTGTAATTCAATACCAAAAGCATCAAGCGCGTCCATAAAGCCCATTTCGGGCGGCTGATCGTCGACCTTTGCCCGTACTGGCTCCCCTGGTAACGGGTAATCGTCCAGTTTGCAGTCAATCTTACTCATACATTAACCCGCCTTGTTTTCTTCTGTTAGCCAGTTTATAGGGTAAATGTCGGGCCTGATCTCGGTTGGGCTATAGCCCGATAGCCTGGCCGCCACTAAAACTCTCTCAGCCGGTACAACGGCCCACTGGCTTATAGCCTGCTTGCTAATCGGTGGGGTGTAAGCATTCCCCAAGGCCGTCGCACCCCCACATTTGGCTATAATATGCACAATTGATATAGCTTCTTGGTCTAGCATTTGGGTAATTTCCCCTTTTAATTAGTAAAGTATTGCTTTACTTTAAAGTCATAGGGCAAAACAAGGAAGGGGCCACGCGAACTTTTAGATAAATTGATGGGTTTAAACTGTTATATAATTTGCTAGATGGCAACGGACGTTTCAAAGAACTGCCAATATAAAAAACAAAGGGGAATAACAATGCAATCCGAACTATACCAACGAATAAAGGCGGCGCGACAATTCGCCGGTCTTACGCAAACGGGATTAGGCGCGGCATTAAAAACGCCTGTTACTAAAGTTTCCGTTTCAAATTGGGAGAAAAAGGCCGGTGGCGATGGCAACATGCCTACATCTAAACGTCTAAAAGAAATAGCAGACGCAACAAATGTGCCTTATTTGTGGCTACTTTCTGACGAATCTGCAATAAACGAGATTTATGGCCAAACAGCGGAACAAGCCCGCGACATTAATGCGTCAATTGTTAAAACGATTATGCTACTAACGGAAGCCGCCGAATCAGGCAAAATTACGGAAGATGAAATAAGCCTGTTTTATACAATGGCCAGCAATATTAACGACCGTAAAAATATATCAGAAAGCGTAAAAACGAAGAAAAAGTAAATAAAAGTTAATCTATGGATAGATTGCTAGTTACCGATAACGACAGTAAATTGTCATAAAACCCCCAAAATAGACTAAATTTTAACCAATTCAGGGCCTCCCATCCGGGCGGCCCTTTTTTTTCTTGTAAACCTTTGCTTTACTTTACCTTATAGGTTAAGTTTAACTTTACTAAATAAGTGAAAGAAAAAACAAGGAGCAATAAATGCAAATAAGTACGCCAATCACCAAACTCGACATATTAGCCGCAGCACTTGAAGACACGATAGAGCTGCTGTTGACCTATCAGGCCCGGCGCAAATTGTTAGAAGCTCAAATCGTCGAAGTTGTTGGTAACACCAGCATTAAAGAAACCCATTACTACCGGGTTGCCACTCGGGATAAAAAACGAATAACTTTTAACGCTACCCGCGAAGAATTGTTCGATATTGAATTAAATGTAGGCGCGGCAATGTTTTTTAAACTGTTTACTGTGACCTTCAAACCCAATTTAGACGTTTTTGAAAGTATCCACGAAGACGCCCCCCAAACTTACGCTGCACTATCCGACTACCTGATCGAAGAAGAATCAGCGCCGGTTGTTAGCGTTCAACTCATAAAACAAGAGGTTATTCACTAATGGCCATTTCCTTAGATAGCATCCAGCTCACAAAACACGCTACACCCCCGCGCATTTTGATACACGCGCCCCCGAAAATTGGCAAATCCACCTTTTTTGCCGGTGATGCTAGCCGCGATCAGGCGGGTGCGCCTGACCCTGTATTTGTGCAAACGGAAGATGGTTTAAACGGCATCAATGCCAACGCCTTCCCGTTAGCTACAACCTATCAGCATGCCTACGACGCGCTTTTATCGCTAACAACCAATGACCACGATTTCAAAACGGTGGTATTAGATAGCGCCGATTGGCTTGAAAAGCTAATACATGCCCGCGTTTGCGCTGACGAAAATACGGCCACCATCGAACTGGCGGGCGGCGGCTACGGCAAGGGGTACCAACTAGCCAACAATTACTGGCGCGATATTTTAACGCTGCTTAACCGGCTTAACAAAGATAAAAACATGATTATCGGGGTTATCTGCCATAGCCGATTAAAAAAGGTTAATGACCCTGAGCTTGAGCCTTACGATTTCTGGCAAATGAAACTTCATAGCCCTGGCAGCGGCAACGGTGCCTGCGAAATGCTAAACGAATGGGCCGACATTATCGGCTTTGCCAAATGCGAAACCTTCCAGAAAAAGAAGAAAACAACGCAAGGCGACGGTAGCGAAATATTTAGCGCCACTGGCACCGGCCAGCGCGTTTTATGTCTGGAAAACAACCCTGCCTATTTAGCCGGGAACCGCTATAACCTGCCTGCAAAAATTCCCCTAGCGTGGTCTGCCTTAATGGATTCGTTAGCGTAATAACCTTAAATATTAACTACTAAAAAGGAAAAAATACTATGTCTGCAATTGGAATTAACACCAGCGATTATGAGCCATCAACCGGCGGCGGTCGCACTATTTACCCGGCTGGCCAATACCTTATGGTCATTACCGGCGATATTTTTAAGACCACTAAAAACGGCAAAGGCGAAGGCTTCCTATTTGATTTTCAGATTATCGAAGGCGATCACCAGGGAGCTGAGTTAAAAAACTGGGTAACGTATGCCCATCAAAGCCAGGTGGCAGAACAAATTGGTCGCGGCGAACTTCGGGCCATTGCCGACGCGGTAGGCATTCAAAACCCCGCCGACACTTCACAACTGTATAACGTCCCAATGCTAGTAACACTAGGCGTCGAATATAAACGCGACCCGGCAACCGGCGAAGATGTACCTGACGGCAACCAGTTTAAAAAAATTGAAGCTGCCAACAACCAGGCACCCCCGCAACAACAAGCGCCGCAACAGCAACATCAACAGGCACCCGCACAACAAAAAGCGCCAGCTTGGCAGCGATAAACGGCTACACCAACCGGGGGCTACGGCCCCCAAGAATTTAAAAACAAGAGTTTTTAAAATGTCCGAAGCCTTAGAACAAACTTTAATAACTTTTAAAGAGCCGCCCTGTAACGGCTGCACAGGGGCAACTGATTGCGCCGAAAATAAAAAGGCTTGCCATTTTTATTATCAACATGTCCACGACAGCAAAGCGCCCGCGTATCCTGTAAGAGCTAAAGCGATCTATAACGCAATAAATGCGCCGGAAGGTAATAGGGATTTACGCGCTTTTTTCGCATCAATAGTGGCCGCAAAAAAAGACGGTAACGTAGCTATTTTTTACCGCTTTAAGACTAAACGCCTAACCACCGCTCGGCGCGGTAGCAAAAACTATAGTGCCTGGTTACGCAATGGAAAAACCGGATTTGTTGGCTTTTTTGGCCGACGTTTTACTGAACAAGAAATTGCAGACCATACCGAACAGGCTATAGAAAAATGGCACGAATAAATCTAAATACTGACCCAACGCTGGAAGCGGTTGACGCGGCAATGGTAGCAGCTAGCAAAGAAGAAATTGCACGGGGCTATGTCGGTATGTCTGCCATTGGCAACGAATGCGACAGACGCACCTATAACGATTTTCACTGGCTAAGCCCCCCTAATTTTAACGCTAAAACGTTAAAAATGTTTGCTGACGGGCACTTAGGCGAAGATGTACAGGCCGAAAGATTACGCCTGGTTAAAGGCATTCAATTAATAACGCACGAAGCCGACGGCGGGCAAATTGGCTTTAAAGACATGGGCGGCCATTATGCCGGGCATATAGATGGCGCAATAGTTGGCTTATTACAAGCCCCGAAAACTTGGCATGTCTGGGAACACAAACAAACCGCCGAAAGTAAGTTTAAGGAATTAAGCCGCCTGATAGATACGCTGGGCGAAAAGAACGCACTGCGAGAATGGAACCAAACCTATTATGGCCAGGCCATTACCTATATGCACTATTCTGGCATGAAGCGCCATTATATGACGGTAGCCACCCCCGGCGGTCGTAACACCCTATCGCTACGCACGGAAGCAAACCCTGCTTATGCCGAACGATTGGTAGAAAAAGCTCGCGACATAATTACCAGCGATAAGCCGCAAAATTTAGAACGTATTAGCGACAAGCCTGATTATTACTACTGTCAATTCTTTTGCGGTCATGCGGATACATGCCACGGCGATACTGCCCCGCAAGTTAATTGTCGAACCTGCGCCCACTCTACCGCGCACATTGTTGAAGGCTCCAACGATGCTGTTTGGCGCTGCCATATAAGCCCTAACGCGCACGATATACCGCTAGACATACAACGCCAGGGTTGCCCGTCGCATATCTTTAACCCGCATTTATTAGAGAACTGGGCCGAAGCTATCGGCAGCGATTTAGAAGGCAACACCATTAGCTATATGCACAAAAAAACAAAGCAAACTTTTACTAATGGAATAGGCGCTGGCTTTTTTACATCGGCTGAAATATTTGCCACCTATAGCGAGCTATTAGGCGACGACAATGTCAACACGCTAAAAACTGAATTTGGGGGTGTTAGCGTATGACCACGGGCACCGGCATTAGAAAAAACGGCGGCAAGATAAAGGCGAGTTATATCTTAATGTTTCCCAACGCCATTAATATTTTGGCCGCCCGCATGATGGAAAACGAAAACAAATATCCTAATGATGCGTTTGATAATTATGTACCCGAAGAAATTTTAGACTCACTGCTGCGGCATCTTTTAGACCTGAAAAACGGCACTGCTATTTTTGGCAAAGAAACGCCACGCGAACATTTATCAGCCTTTCTATTTAACGCGCTTTGTTTTGCCGAATCGGCAATAGCTCAAAATCATAGTTTATCGGGGGTGCCTGAAAATCAAGAATCCATAACAACCGCATCAAGGAACATACAAAAATGAATGACGACGAATTAAAAACAAGTATTGCCAATCAGGTTAATTTAGCCCAAGCGCAAATAGCAGAAGCCCTGCAAACGCTGCACGATACAACCGGACTAATTGCTACCGATGTAGAAGTTGAAGTTTTAAATGTAAGCATGAATGACGACGAACCTAATTATAATTTTAGCCAAGTGCGGCTAACGGCATCGGTCTAATGTCAACTTTTATGCCAATAACATTAAGAGATTATCAGGAAGAAGCTATAAACGCCCTGTTTAATTATTTTGCCAAGGCAAGCGGTAATCCGTTATTAGTCCTACCCACCGGGTCGGGAAAATCTGTAGTCCAGGCGTTTTTTCTAAAGCGCATTTTTCAGCAATGGCCGAATCAAAAAATAGTATGTTTAACGCACGTTAAAGAGCTGATAGAACAAAATCACGAAAAGCTAGTAAGCACCACCCCCGAACTTTCTGTAGGGATTTACAGTGCCAGCCTTAATAGCCGTGACGCTAGCAAGGCTATAACGTTTGCGGGCATTCAATCTGTCCACAAACGGGCCGCCGAATTTGGGCACATTGATTTAATACTAATAGACGAATGCCATCTAGTGCCGCCAAAAGGTTCTGGCATGTATAGGCGCTTTATAGAAGCTCTATTAGAAATAAACCCAATGCTTAAAGTTATTGGAATGTCGGCCACCCCCTTCCGTCTGGCTAGCGGATTATTGCACGAAGGTAAAGGCGCTTTATTTACCGATATGGCGTTTAATTTATCTATATTGCGCCTGTTGCAAGCCGGGCACTTGTGTCCTGTAACGACGCAAGGAAGCCCCGCGAAAATTGACTATAAGAATGTTAAGAAACAAGGCGGCGAATTTGTATTAAAAGCGATGGATGAAGCGGCTAGAGAAATAAGCGAAGCAGCTATAGCTGAAATGCTACGCCACGGGCACAACCGCCGCGCCTGGCTTATCTTTTGCTCATCGGTAGAACACGCCGAAATAGTAGCTGAGCTATTAAACGAAGCGGGTATAGATACCGCCACAGTTACTGGGGCCACCCCCAAGCGACAACGCGAAACACTGCTAACCCGATTTAAAAAGGGCGAATTAAAAGCCATTACTAATGTAGACGTTTTAACAACCGGGTTTGACGCACCAATTTTAGACATGATCGTTTTTTTACGCGGCACGGCATCGGCTTCTCTCTATATCCAAATGGTTGGTCGGGGGATGCGTAACGCACCCGGCAAAAAGAATTGCCTAGTCTTAGACTTTGCCGGGAATGTCACTAGGCACGGGCCAATAGATAACGTCCAGGTTAAACCGCAAGGCGGCGGCCAGGGTGCAAGTGAAACCGTTATAAAGGAATGCCCGAATTGCTACCAACACGTTAGCCAGTTTGCCAAGGTTTGCGAACACTGCGGCGAAGAATTTAGCACTGGCGGCGACTTTATGCCGCAACACGACGCCACCGCCACCCGCGACGCTATTTTATCAACAGAAATAAAACCTGCCACGCACATCGTTACCGGCTGGTCGTATAGGAGGCATCAAAAAGACGGCAAGCCGGATAGCGTTCGTGTTACTTACGAATGCGGCATGTTAACGCAATTTAACACTTGGGTTTGCGTTGAACATTTCGGCCCTGCCCGCGATAAGGCTTATGAATGGATGCTAGAACATGAAGCCGATCAAAGCGGCGACACAACGCAATTAAAGCATACCACCGACGAAATATTAGACGCATTTACAACGGGTGCCTGGCGCATTCCGTCAATTATTTCTGTAAAAAAACGGGGCAAATACCCCGAAATTGTAGGCTTTAAATTCAACCAAAAAGAAGGGGTAACAAATGTCTAAAATGAATAATAAAAGAATCTTGGCTTTATTGTGGACAATGTATTTAGACGCGGAAGACGGCCACTTAAATCCGCAAGCGATATTAAAGCGGAACAAGGCAGACCGTTCGCTGGCCACCGTATTAATTAACGAAGGCATTATAGCCAAAATTAGCAACACCGAAGGCTATAGCTATAACCCCGAAAACCAGCCCGATGCAATGCTGGCCGACGATATTTATTTTGCTTACAACGATTATAAAAATAAACACAAAGCATCTAACGAAGGCGACACGCACAAACAAGCGCCGCTATTTGACAACGTAACGCTGGCAGAAATAGAAGCCATTTTAGAGTCCAAAATAAGGGAAATGGAAAATAGGTTAATTGGTTTAATCAACCAGGGGGTGAACTAATGAAATGCGTAGATGCGATTTTATTAGCAATTATTATTTGTCTGGGCATTTACGTTAGCGATGAAGAAGCGCCGATTAAAGAATGCCAGAACATAGATAGCTATTAAATCTTAAAAAATAAAAGCGAGTGTAACTAATGTGGATATTACCAAAAAATTACCAACCGTCATCAGCTTTTGCAGCGGATACGGTGGAATCGAAAGAGGACTTGAACTTGCTGGAGTCAAGCATCGAGTCCTCGCTTATGTGGAGATCGAAGCCTTCGCCATTGCGAACCTGGTTGCGAAGATGGAACAAGGAGAACTGGATTCGGCACCTATTTGGACGAACCTTAAAACCTTCCCAGCGCACTTGTTTCGAGACTGCGTTGATCTCATCACTGGGGGCTACCCGTGCCAACCGTTTAGCGCGGCAGGACAACGTGAGGGAACGGATGACCCAAGACACCTCTGGCCGTACATCAG